AATGGCTAGTGCGGTTCACATGGCCTTCGCCGCGTGTCTCCTCAGCCCACCCGGTGCTAGTAAGCACGTCACCATGCCATAGCTCAGCCTTAAACACGCAACGCGCGTCTGTGTACTGCATTAGGTGTGTGATAACACGCTTGGGCGCTTGGCTGGGTATTGCTAGCCAACGTGACAAACGGGCTGCTACTGGCTCGTAGTCATCAAGGTTAAACGCCATACGCTGCCCAAACTGTTAGGCGTTGTGCGTGATCGTGCAGGCCGCCGCGTTTGGCGTGGCTAATTGTGCCTGTGTTGCGAATAATCTTTTGGTGTACAGCTGCGTTTAATCGACCTGCCAACCCTTTTGTTACCTCAAACGTTGGCCCTAGGTGCTGCCAAATGTCATCAGCTGTAAACAGGCCTTTTGTGCGTGCCACATGCATAATTGCTGCGTCTACTTGGCGTTGCTGTTCGCCTGACCATTTCAGGTGGCTGACACGCTCACTAATTTGCATGGCTTTAACAAATGGTGTTGCTGGCTGTTGTGCTAATTCCTCACGGTATGCACCTAAGCCAATGACCGGGGCAAACATTTCTGGTTGCTGGTGGTTCACAGCTGCCCGCCTAATTCCTCAACGGCTTGCGTTAGCACGTCTGCTTCGTGGTCTTGCCCGGCTAGCTGTGCGTCAATACGCATGTTTTTAAGCTGCCTAACTAGCCACGTTTCTTTTTCTAACGGTGGCGTAGCCGTAATTTTTGGTGTCGCAAAAATTTCATCTATTAACGCAAACATTGCGTTGTGGTGTTTAATCATTGCTTCCGTGTCTCTGTCTATTTCTGTCATTGTTCTGCCTTTCGTGTTGGTGATAGTAGCCGATAGGTGTTCGGGTTAGTAGGTAGACCATGCTTGCCAGCCGCTGTTTTGCCAGATTGCTAACGCGGCCTGCAGGTTGGCGGTTGCGCTGTACAGATCATCACACGTCGACGCAAGGCCTTGCGCCTGTAGCCAACCAATAGGCCAATGCGTGTTTGGTCTGCACCAAAAACCGTTTATTTGCATAATGCCGTAGCTGCCGCCGTTTGGGTCGGTCACGTTATGCGCCCAAGGCTTGCAAGCGCTCTCAGCGTTAGCCACCCGGCGCAATGTGTCAAGCTCGCTGGCAGGCCAGCCAACTGACGCGGCAAGGCTCACAACATCATCACAATTAGCAACGGTTGTTATGGTCGTTGTGGTCGTTTCTAAGGCCTCTGGGGGCTGTTCTAGGCCTTCATAAACGGTGTTTGCGCTGCTGGGGCTGGGTATCGGTTTAGGGTCGTAAAACCCTACGTTTGCACCTGATACCACGAATACGCCCCACACGCCAAAAAGGCCTGCAGCGAGCTTGCTCAATAGGTACGCCATTAGTAACCCCGTTTCTGTCGGTAACTAAACCGTACCGACGCTCTACACCGTTGTGGTGGATACCCCAAACACCTGCGCAAATGCTGCCGTAACAGCTTTCGGGTCGTTTGCGAGCTCTGGCGCTATCTCGACGTGCCACCAATCGCCGCCCGGCGCACCTGTAAACGTTTTTATTGCGGCCTTGCGCCATGCCTCAGCATGGTTAGGTAATGCGTGTACGCCGTCAACAGCACGATCACAACGCCATGACCTGCCAAACGGCTCAGGCCAATAGTCAATAACGAGCTGTACGCCCAGCACGTCATAATTGGCTAACACCTGTTTCATAAATTCGAGCGAGCGCACACGCCCGTTGCTTACGCCGCGTTTACTGGCTGGCATAAACCTGTAAGACAGATCGGCTGCTAGGCCGCGTGCATGGTTGCTAATCTGACCGGGTTTGCCGCGTATGTCTCTTTTAACAAATGTGCCGTTATTCCACAATGCGCCGTTGCTGTACTCAGCTGCGCACCGCACCCATTGGGTCATGCCGGGTAGCGCTGCGTCAACTACTGGCGCTGTGGTAACGGTGTAGGTCTTGCCCACTATTTTTTGTCTAAGTCTTTTTCTACAAATAGGCAAGCTGTGTTTTTGTTGCCAAGTAACGTGCTGATCCATGCCATAAGGCCTGCGGCTACGGGTAGTGATAACGCAATGATTTGTGGGTCAACATTGTTTTTGTGTGCAACGTAGCTACCTAACGCCATGACAGCACCTTTTAAGGTTTGGTCAGCTGTTTGTAGTTGTGCGTTTTTGTTCATGTTTAGCCAACTAGCGCGTTAATTTCGTCATCTGTTAGCCCTAGCCCGGCAAGTTTTGCAAGTGCGCTAGCCCGTGATGTTGCTGTTGCCGTCGCTGCCTGTTGTGCTGCGGTTTCGTTCTTTTCTACTTCGACAAAACACGCAAGATACGCTGCGTGTTCGCTGTCGGTCATTTCGCGCATTTCGTTGCCGTCTAATACGTTTGGTTTTGTCATGTTGTCCTAACTGTCTGAATAGCCGTAGACACGATAAACGCCGCTCATGTTGCCTGCAAATAAAAAACTAAGCGCGTCAAACTGTGTGTTAGCAGCAAAACGGCCGCCAAAAACTTGCGTAAGTTGGCCGTAAGTGTTGTCAGAAAACGAAAATGTACCCGTTACAAGTGTTTGGGTTGCTACTTGTGGCGCAATAACGTCAATAACCATCACGCTGGGTTGCGGGTCGGTGTTTGTGCTTATGATCTGCCACGAAGTTGTGGAATTATTGTTTGAGTCAAATGCTACGTTTGTGCTACTAAGGCCACGCGAAGCGTAGCGATAACTAGCGGCGCTATCGTCAACGCCGCTTGCACGCATACGCATAGTGCTAACTGTTGCGCTAGCCGAAGCTGTAATGTGCAAAATAATCCGATAATTGCGGTAGGTGCTAGTAAACGTGCTAGCCGCCAAACTGACGCTAGAAACAGTTGTGAACGCGGCACCGCTAACAAACACAATGCCGCCCGCCGTGCTAGGCCCAACGGTAGCCCATGCTGCGCCGTCGTAATACTGGACTACGTTTGTGCTTTCCAAATAACACAATTGGCCTTCGGCAAGTGTCTTTTCGCCTGCGCCACCAAATGCGGCGTCACGCGTAACGGTAGTTGCAAACACGGGTACACCCGTGCGGGCGCTTGTGTTCATTTGCGCGGCGGTCAATACCTGCGACGCGGTAAACGTTGGTACTTCGGTCTGTGCGTTAGCGCCCATACGGTCAGCCTAGGACATTTTCTGCGTCAATAATGCCATAGGTTACGTCATCTAAAATTAGCTCGTAAACAATGGTGGTTGGGGCTGTAAAGAATGTGATCCGGTGACCGCTGCCAAAATCTATGGCATGCTCAACACCCTCTACCGACAGCTCTTGGGCCAATTCGGTTGTGCCTGTACCAGACGTAAAGGTTTTTTCTATGGTGATTGTGTCACCTATGTCGACTATGGCTACCGCGTCACGCTCAGCGGTAGACAGGCTGGCAAATGTTGTGCCAACGTCGGTGTACCGTGCCTCAGGCTCACCATTTAACAGGTAGGCCGCCGCGTCATCTATCTGCCCTTGCACATGCAGCAAGCTGTTAGTAATGCTGGTTGTCTGCGTAAAGTAGGTCGCAATGCTGGCAGGGTCGCTGTCGGTAGCCGTCTTGTCATCTAAGGCCGTTACCACCGCCCGGTTAACTACCTGATCAGCCTCAAAGGTTATGCCAACGGTGTCATACGGTGTGTTTGTGCCGTCATCATGAAAGTCAACTACTGGCGCGCTCAGCGTGTTGCCTACCCTGTTTTGGAATGTAAGCACCCCGTCACGCGACATAAACAGCCGCCCAAATTCGGCTGTGTCGTTTATCTGCGACAGGTACGCCAACACGTTTGTACCTGCAGGCACGGTGTAGGCAGCGTCATGGCCTAGGTCTACTGTGCCTGTGGCAATGTTTGTCGGGTCGGTGTAATTTACCTCAGGCAGGGCTAACACGGTGGCTATGCGTGCGCCCGACAGCTCAGCCGTAACGTTTAGCTCATCTAACACGGTTTGCGCAAGTAGATAAAACTGATCGGCGCAATACACAGACACCGTGTTTAGGCCGCCCAACGTAAACGCGTAGTCATAATTAACTATGTAACCCTTAAACAAATCCTCAGGGTCACCAAGGCTGTCATACCGCACGAATTGCACCTCGCGCATAGGTGCTAGCCCCGGCTGGTTGTTTGTCGTGTCATAAAACGGGCTTACGGTGTCAAACGGATTAAACACGCCGTCAGCAAACGTGTCGTTTAACGTAAACGTCATTGTGCCAGCGCTAAATTGATCGCCTTGGTCTTGGCGGCCTCGACGTATGTTTACATTGAGCGTGCCAAACGTAACCTTGGCAAATGTGGTTGAGCCGTCTAAAACGTCTGTGCCGTCTAGTAGCGACGTGTCAAGCGTGAAAGCGTCTTGCAATGTGCCTGTGTCAATAAATAGGTCGTAATCACCTGACTGAACGATTGTTGAGCCGGGCATTAGGCAACCGCTATGTTTGCCGGGCCTGCAGATCGGTTGTAAGCCCTAATTGCGTTAACAACAGCCTGCCCTATTTCGGCGCTGGTGGCTAGGCCGCCCATGACGTTTACGGTTATGCCACCGCCGCCTAGTCGATTAAGTGGGATAACAGCCTCTGGGCCTGCCTCACCAATCATGGCAAGGGTCGGTTGCGTAACAATGCCGCCAGCTGCAAGGCCGGGTATGCCTTTTATTGCACCGCCAACAACGCTGCCTAATGCGCCTAAACCGGGTATTTTGCCTAATGCGCTAATTAGCTTGCCGATCAAACTAAGTGCTGTAGCAATTGGCTGTATTAGAAACTTGTAAAACACGTCGCCAATGACCTCAACGGCTGCGCTGACAAGGCCAAACCGTTTTTCTAGGATAATAAACGCTGCAACAACAGCTGCAATGGCAATCACAATTAGCCCAATGGGGTTGGCTGACATAACAAAATTAAGCGCTGCTTGCGCTACTTTTACTATTACTAACGTTGCTTGGTAAATTTTCATGGCTGCGTTAGCTGCTAACACGGCAATTGACAGGCCACCAATAACCGCTGCAAACCCTAAAAACAGCCCTGTGTTTTCTTGCGCCCAATACGCAACAGGTAGCAAAATGTCTAACAATTTTTGCACTACAGGCAACAAGGCCGCGCCAATACTTTCTTTTGTTTCGTCCATTTGTATTTTTAGGTTTGCCATGCGCCCGGCAGCCGTGTTGGCTGCGTCTGCAGCTGCGCCGCCAGTAGTGCCAGCCAAAGCAATCATTACGTCATCAAACGATTGCCCGTCTGCAATTAGCGGTATTAATGACGCGTCTAAGGCTTTTAGGCCTTTCATGTTGCCGTTGTACGCCTTGCTTAGCGCGTCTGTAACCGTGCCTAGGTCTTTGCCTGTGCTAGCGCTAATGTCGAGCGCCTGCTGCAGTAGCTCTTGGCTAAACGTCAGATCACCTGTTGATTGCACCAACGTTGCCAATGCAGGCCTTAACGCGTCATCAGCGGTAGCAGTAGCCCGACTAAGGCTGCTAATAAACTTTTCGTTAACGTCTATTGCGTCTTGCGTTGCGTCAAGCGTTGACCGTGTAATTACACCTGCTAATTGTTCCTGCGCGGCTGCATCCTCCATAGCGGCCTTAGTAGCCATACCTAACCCGGCTGCTAGGCCTGCGATTGCTGCAGCTGCAGGTAACGCCGCTTTTTGTATTGCAAAACCTGCTTTAGCGCCAGCACCCTCTAACGAATTAAATTCTTTAACCGCTTTGTCAATGCCCTTGCTGTCAAACTCTGAAATAATCGGAATTAAAATGCCCATCAGATCACTCTCTTGCCAACAGCTGCCATAAGATCGTTAACTACTTCTTGCATGTTTTCTGTAACGTTGGCGCTGTTTTTGTCATACGTAGGCCACATCACGCGCGACGGTTGCCCAAAGAATGCGGTTAACGCGTCAGCAAAACGGCTGCCCTGTGCGCTACCGCCGCCACCCTTGCCTGCCATGTCAATAATTGCAGCCGCTGGGTTTTTCTGAATAATGCTGATAACAGACGTAGATTTTTTGCTGGTGTTGACCTTTATCGTTACACCTCGACGTGCAGCGGCCTGATCGTAAGGGAATAATTGGCGGCCTCGCTGTTGCCAGTTGCGTGCCATGCCCGACAATAAACGTGCCGGGTATTGCGCTTTCATTGCGTCTGTTGCAGGCTTTACTACGTCTTTCGCGCGTGCGTTAATTAGCTTGCGAAGCTCAGGGTCAATGTCGCGCAACTCTTTAAGCGCCTCTTTGACACCAAACACGCCTACAGATGTGCTGGTTGTCATTGTTTCGCCGCCTTGTTTAGGACTACTACCACAGTAGCCAAATCTTTAGCCTCAAACGGGATTGCTGGCGGCCACCACCCTGTTGCTACCAAAACCTCTGCTAGTTGGCGGCGGTAGCTGCCGCGCCCGTAGGGTTTGGGTCGGTTTGGTCTACGGCCTCAATTTCCATGTCAGGGTTTTGTTTTAGCCACTCTTGCGCGTTGGCTTGCGGCATAGCGCGGCCTGATTGCTTAAACATAAAAAACGCCCAAGACACCATGTCACCCATACCAATGCCACGCCCGTCAGTTACCTTGCGGTTTTCTGTGCGTTCCCATTCTGTAATGCACAACAGGTTTGTTAGCACCTCGACTGGCTCGCTGCCGGGTGTAACGGTTACACGTAGTTTGATTTTCATAATGCCTTTCTGTCTATTTGGTTTTAGGTCTTAGTTATGGGGTTACGTCTGCGCTGTAAACGCCGCCTTGGAAAACAATGTCTACGGTTTGTAGCTCGCCAAGGCTTGCGTTAATAACTGGCAGTTCAGCTAGCAGCGCCCCAGTCAAAGTAAAGCCGGGGTTTGTGGCGCTGTCTGCAGCGCTGGTCGGTTTAACAACAACGGTGGTGGTTGTGCCTACCAACGTTGCCAATGTTGCGTAAGTTTCTGACGCGGCATAGGTCAGCAGCAATGTCACGGTTGCTTCGTGATCGCCTAAGCCTTTTACATAGCTGCGGTCTGTTTGCCCAAAAGTAGTGTTGTCAAGCGGCTCAAAACGCTGAATGACGCTAGCTGCGGTGCAAAAACCCGTTAGGTCAACAGCGTTAATTTTAACAACTGGGTTAGATAGGTACTGATTGGTTGCCATGTGAGTTACTCCTCTGGTGCTGTGTTTACTTTACGGCGCTTAGACGGTGTTGCGGTGGATACTGTTACCGCCACAATAAAACCGCCTGCTACTAAGGCCTCAACGTTTATGCCTTGTTTAGGCACAAACAGGCTGCCCGGCTCGCCTACGCGGTGGCTAACAATGCGATACTCAACGTCGGTCATGTAGTCGACGCTCTCATTTCTACGGTCAGTTCGTAGGCAGGGAGCATTACGCCGCCTATTTCTAGTGTCGTTGGCCTGCCGTCTGTGACAGCCACATTTTTAGACAGGATTAGCGCTGAGAGGTTCAGCAAGCTGCGCATTGCGTCAAGGTTGCTAGGGCCTAGCGTCACGATCTGTAAAGGGTAGGTCATGCGTACTGCGTTGTAGTTAAAGGCTGTAAATGACGGTGCGCCTAGCAGCACACACGGCGGCACAAGGTTTCGGGGGTCTGTTACTACTTGCAGGCCTGTAACGGTTGTCAGCGTGGCTGCTAAATCGTCTAAAGCGTTGTTAAACAGGTCTGTGTAGGCAACAGGCATTATGCGACCTGTGGGCGGTCAATACCTAACAACTGTTTAATCATTGGCGACATACCAACTGTTGGCGCTGTACCCATTTCGTTAAAGCTGGCAAACGTGTCAATGCTGCCCCTAGCCCGATAGTAAGCGCCACCTAACATAATTGTTCCTAGCGTTACGTCGCCGCTTGGTGACGTTGTGGCGCTGTCAAAGTACCCGGCCTCATACCTACGCCTAAACGCAAACTGGTTCGCAGCTGAAGCGCAAGTTGTCAAAAATGCGGTGTCGAGTGCGCTTGCTGTGCCTATGCCTAGCCAATCCTCAATTTGTGCTGCCGTAATCCATGTGCAGGTAACGGTAAACGTGATCGTGCCTGTGGCAGCGGTGCGGTCTACGTCTGAGCCTGTAACGGCAAACAACACCTGATTAGGTACGGCAATGTCTACGTTGTATAGCAAATTGCCTTCGCCGTCTAAGCCAACGTATTCGTACTGTGGCAATGCGTACACAGTAAACGTGCCGTTAAACGGTGCGCCTACGGTTGCAACAGTAATTGAGCGCCCAACCTCTATCTCGTTAGGTGTCAACGTTTGTAGCACGGCGTAGCCGTCTATTAGTTGCTTAAACGTAACCGTGTAGACGGCCATAGTCAGGCCTTCCTTGGCTTAGGCAATAGCGATTGATTTGACCATTGAGCTGTAAGGGATAAAGGTTGCAACGTAGCCGTAATAGCTAAACGTGCGGCCCAAGGTTCCCGGCACCTCAACTGATTGCAAGCCTCGCACTTGCTCATAAAACTCAATGCCTACACCGCGTGCCACAACAAGAGTGTTATCAGCAAATGCACGATCTGCAACAAGGTTTAGCCCAAACGGGTTAAACGTGTTTGCAACGGTCACGTTTGCTGTGCCAATGCCGTTTACACCCATAAGGCCAGCGGCACCCGTGTAAGGGAATACTGGGCGCTTGTCACCGTCAAGCTGACTGCCCAACTTTTTCCAAACGTCTGGCGAAACAAACACGTGATCTGGCAAAAAGTTTGTTGCGCTCAAAATGTCGGTTGCTGCGTCATAGATAGCAGCAATAAGCGTGCTTGGATTGTCTGCGGTAACAGTCCATGTCGAACCTGAGGCGCTAGCACCAGTTGTAATGCGACTGCAGGCAAGCGCGTCACTTTGCAACATGTATTGGCCTACCAAGTCCTGCAAAATAATTTCCAATGCGGCTGGTGACGTAAAGTCAATGTCTTGCACCGACAATGTAACTGACCCAGCCAACGTGGTTTTAGTAACTACGTTTGACGCAATTACAGGCGTAGTTGCGCTAACTGACGAAAGTTCGGTTGATTGTGTTGCAACGCTTGGGTGCGTAGTCCATGTTGGGCGAACAAACGTTTTTTGGTTGCCGCCGTCTGGCATTGCGCGTGCGCCGATTGCTGAAACAACAGGCCTCTGGTATCCAAGGTTTGCCATGACTGGCCCAAGCACGGGAACTGGCAACAAGCCGGGTGTATCGGTGGTAAGCACGTCACCTGCAGCGGCCTGCAATGCGGTTTGCTTGCTTGACACAAAATCTTTTACTGCAGCTTGCACGTTGCGGAAACTTTCGCCGCCAATGTGATAGGCCGCCATGTATTCGCCTGCGGTTGGCAGGTCAAATCGGCGTTTAGGTTGTGCTGGCAATGCCGGGGTTGGAATTGTTGCCTCGATTGCGGTGCTGGTTTCGGTTGACATGTTGGTTTTCTCCTCTGTGGTCACAGGTTCATTATGGCTTACGGGTTGAGTGTTTTGGGGGATACTTGCGGCTACGTCTGTAATGTTGGCTGCGTCACCAAATGCGCCGATAGGCACTAGCGACAGCTCTAGCCAGTCAGCGGCCTCAACGATCATGCGCTCGTTTTCGTCGTAGCTGAATTTGGTTGGGTTTACGCCCACAGATACTTGGTCAATTGTGCCGTCTAGGGCCATGATTAGCGCGTCATTGCCTAGGGTTGTGGCACTAATTTTGGCGGTAAACATCATGCCTTGTTCGGTGTCTACGCGTTCGGTTACTACGCCTACGGGTTGGCTGTGGTCGTGGTACATAAACAATCGGGGGGCTTTGCCGTCAACTGGCAGGCTGCCGGGCATAAACATTATTTCGCTGCCGTCTGACACGGTGGCAAACACGTTGTATGGCACGGCTACGCCTGAGATCATGCGTTTGCCTTCGCCGTTGGCGGCTGTTTTGTCAACAGTAAATTCGCCTGCAATAAATTTGATCATGATTGCCTACCTTGTTGCTAGTTGCTCTTGTGTGTTTTGTTGCGGTTCGTCGGCCTGATCAGCTGCGTAGTTTTCGGCTAGGTATCCCTCTGCGTCAAATTCTACGTATGTGCCGCTTGGCAAAATGTTGTTTAATGACAGCGTTTGGGCAATTGCCTCTGCGTACATTTTGACACCAAAAATGTAGAGATCGGCACGGGCCTGTTGCGCTGACTGGTAAGAGTACGCCCCAGTTGCAACACCGACTAGGTACGGTGGCACGTTTGCTAGTCGGGCGCACTCTAACGATTGGTATTGGCTGCTCTCAATTAGCAACATTTTGTCTGGGCTAGTCAATGTCTCTTGGTAGTTCAGGTATTCGTTTAGGGCAGCGGTTTGGTTTGTGGCGCGTGCTGCATTAAACGACGCTGCTAGATCGGCTAGCTCTTGTGCGCTTAACGGTTCGCCGCCTGTTTGTTTAAGTATCCCGGCAGGAATAGCGCTCGACGCATTGCGGTTGCGTGCAGCCTCAAGTTTTAGGGCCGTTTCTATTGCGCTAGGTGCGGCATAGATCAGGCCTTGCGCCGGGCTAAGAAATTGCACTAGGTCTTTAGGGTCTAGTTGACCGCCATTAAAATAAACTTGTTGCGACGGTGCAAACCATACGGGGCCAACCATGTCGGTAGTTGTGACGCTGCCAGCTGGCAGACGCGTGTACGTTGCCGGGTAGCCGTCAGCTGTGCGGCTGGTGATGTACCAAAACGCCCTACCAAAAAATAGTAAATCGTCAAATGTCCACGACATAATAAATTGGTATGGCACCGTTGGATCGGGTCGACGTAGCCAAGTGCGTGGCGCTAGCGGCACTTTTTCTAGTTGTTCACCGTTCCAAATTTCGTTGTACATTTTTAGTGGCATGCAGCCAATGACGCTTGCCATTAGGTCACGCGCCCTGTTAATTGTTGGCACGGATACTGCACGGTTGCGCGCGTCACCTTCTTGGTAGGTGTAGTACTGCCCGACCATTGCTGCACCCAACCCAGCGCTGTTAGGCGAATAGCCGCCAGCTGCAGCGGCCTTGGTTGGCGTAGGACTAATTGCAGCCTTGGTGACGCGGTTAAATAAACCCATGCGTTAAGTATTACCTACGCCAGCGGTGTAGTAGTGGCATAGGCGCTGGCTTGCCCGACAGAATGGGTTTGTTAACACCTATGCCACCGCCGCACAGGCTAGTTAACTGGCTATGCCAAACGCTGGTTTGCCTTGCGCTTTTGGTTTACTTGCCAACGCTGTTGCCCATACGGCGCACCGTGCCAGCTCAATTGGGCCGGGTGAGCGTTGCGACGATAACGCAATGCTGTTCTGTGACCGTACCGCTACAGCTCGCTGCATGTGTTCAGCAAGCATGGTTTCGCCGCTGTGTACCACCATGCCCTGCCTAATTAGTTGCCTTACAGGGTCTGTCCATTTGACCATTTCGCCGTAGCCAACTACCTGCCTGCGACGTTCTAACGCAGTAGGCCAATGCAGGTCAATAGACGGGGTGACAGCAAACGCAATGTTTGGCTGATCTATGTACGGCTGGGCGGCCTGCAACATTTCGGCGTAGGTGCCAACGACAAATGCAACGGTTAGGCAGGTGCGCCCGTCTGGTAGTGGCACGGCCCGTAGCCCAAAGTATCGGCTTTCGTCGACGCTGTTTTCTATGGCAAGTACACCGCCTGCAGGTACAGGTTTTAGCCACTCAAGGGCAGGCCATGTGCCGGGCTGCAGCCAGCCTTGGTCGCTGGCTACCCAAACGTTTACTGACGCTCTGAGGAATTGTGCGCGGTCTGGGTTTTGGGCTTCGGCTGCGATTGTTTCTGGGGTCAGCGTGTGGCTAAGTGCTGGGTTGCCCCAACCCCATGCCGCTGGGGTCATTGGGTCTAGATCGGGTGGCGGTGACCACTCTGCGAAATAGTACGGGGTTGGCGTGTTTTCGTCTATTGCGCGTAGGCCTTGCTCACGCCATTTAAGCATTGCTCGACTACGTTCGGTGCCTGCCGTTGACCACATAGATAGCAACGGGTTTCGTTTGGCGCGTTGCGACGGGATTAGGCCGCCGTCAATTACCTCGCTAGAAATGTCCCAAATTTCGTCTGCCACAATAAGGTTTGGTGACATGCCGTGACCGACTGACGGCCCGGCAGCCCTAACTATCCATTTGGTACCGTCAGGCATAACCAGCTGGTTGCGCCCGTAAGTGTTCATGGTTGTTGCCCCAAAACGGTTTTGCAGGATTGGCGCTAATTCCTCAAACAGCATGACCGCCAGATCTAGACGGTGGGCCGTAGATAACACAAGCTGCCGTTCGCGCCGT